CAGGTGGTGTTGCCGCCGCTGGCGGTCGGAACGTTGAACCGCGCCGCAGGCTGACTAGTGTCCTCATCGCCCTCATCGACCACGCTAAAGTTCAGAAAGTCCACGCCGCTGTTGGGCAACTGGTTTTTCAGATCGGTGCAAACCGTGCTGTTGCCCTGCAAGCTGCCGGGCCAATCGGTGCCATCGACAAGAGACTTCGCGTACTGCGACCGCACTTCGCTGGAAAGCGTTGTCGCCGCGCTATTCACGCGGGCCTCGCCATTCAGGTCGTTAAGCTGCGGAATGCCAACGGCAGCGAGTATGCCAAGGATGGCGATCACGACCGCAAGCTCAATAAGGGTAAGTCCGCGTTGGCGGTAGTTCTTAGAAGCCATGTATAGCTCTTTATGGTGTGTTGGGGAGATCTAAAAGCAATTCAAGCGCCTGGATGCGCCCACGAATGCGCTCATCCTGAGAAGGATCGGCTCCGCCGATTAGCCGCTCGATAGCGCCCTGGCGCTGATCTTCGGCCCAAGCGGCCACCGCCTGCCAGGTGTGCGAGTTGCGGTCAATGTTCTGCATGTCTTACCCGTAAGAATCGAAGCCCATGGACATATTGCGAGCTCGCGCTGCCCGGTCGGCTTGCTTGTCAGAGAGTTGCGCGGCAATTTTGTCACGCTCGGTCTGAAGCTGAGAGGCGGTTTTTTGCTGATCGTTTTGAAGCCTCGCTGCGGTTTTTTGCATTTCCGCTTCAATTTTCTGGCTTTCAATCCCTGCTTTGGTTTCTAGCTGAGCCAAGGTCATGCCTTCTTTAAGAGCAATCTCAAGGCGCGTTTTTTCCTGCTCGGTTTGCAGTTGGGCAGCTTTATATTGCTGCTCCCAGAGCTGCTGCTGGCGCTTAAGGTCCATTTCCTGAGCCGCCTGAGCCGCTTCAAGTTCTGCTTCCTGTTGCTTGAGTTGCTGCTCAGCTTGTTTGAGCTGCAGCTCTTGTATTTTGATTTGAGTCTCGGCGTCGGGGCCTTCCTGCTGCTGCTCCATTTCCTCTTCATCGCGGGTTACGTCATCAGAGGAGACTTGCAGGGTGCGAAGAATTTCTTTGTAAAGCGCTTGCCAGTCGGTCATCCGGGCAAACTCGGGATTGGAGCCCGCAAGTTGGGCGAGCATCATCAGCTTTTCTTGCTGCTCTTCCCGGGCAATCAGTACCGAGGTCCCCTTGGCGATAATGTCAAAGTCGCCCTTGATTTCCGGGCGGTCGGTATAGGCCATGTGAAAATCGTAGAACCGGCGGACTGTCGGAATCGTGATGCCGTCATCCCAGTTCTTCACCGCGCTACGCAGCACGATGTTAGAGTTGTTCATCAGCATCTGCATGCCGGTGGCCGTGCTTGAGCCCGGGCCGCCGCTAACGCCTTCGCCCTGGAGAAGAATGGGCAAGTTCGTTTCAGTGTCGGCAAGGCGCTGGGCCATCTGGAAAATGGCCGACAGGTCGTTTTGGTTGGAGTTGATGTTGTAAATGCCAAATGCCTGATCGACCGGGACATCCCCCGTGGCAAGCCAAGTCTTCATGCGCTTGACTGTCCAGTCATTGTCCTGCGGGGTAACAGCGCGTTTATTAACAACCACTTGCGGGCCGGCAGACACCGCCGCGTTGTCCATCATCATCCGCCAGGCGGCGTTGGTCACCTTTTGCGGCTGGCGCATAAGGTAAGGCACGCCAAATCCAAAAATCGACGACCCATCCTCCTCCCAGTTAAACGTCGAGTAGGGAATGGCGCCCGTATCAAGAGGGTTCAAAGAGGCTTTGACAACGTGGTTGCCCACCATCAGCACCGAGCCGGTGTACTCAACGAGCGGGTCTTCTTCTACCTCGACGCCACAAGCCCGCAGTTCTTCTTTATCTATCGGCCCCCAGTACTCCCACAGCTCCCAGCGCTTGGCCGTTGAAACCGTGTCCACGCCGGTAATTTCGCGCAATTCATCGCGGCGGTCGTTGGCAATGTGGGCATGGCCATTTTCATTGGACATGGCCTTGCGAAGCTGGTCGGCCATAATCCCAGGCAAATCAGCGAGTTCGCGCAGTTGTTTGCGGTTAATCAGCTTGCGCTCAAAAACAAACTCCGCCTCATCCGGGCTCTGCGCGGACATATCGGGGAAGAAGTCCCAGGGGTCAACGCGCTCCAGTGATGGGCGGTACTCCTGCTGAATTTCCATGACCGACTGCCCGCTAATGGGGTCAGTGGTCCAGGCGTGGCGAACGCGGTTGACCACGGTCGGGCCTTTTAGAATGCCAGTGCCGTAGATGCAGGCATCCTCGATAACATCTCGGGAGTGGGCGTAATACTGGCCTTCCTCGAAGTCATCGGCGATTTGTTTTTCCATCGCCTTGGCCGCTTCATCGGCGGTTTTTTCGTTGACGCGCTTTTGCTCTTCCGGCACCAAGGTCGACATGGTGGGGATAGGCGTTGGCTTTAGGCCATAATTGCGGTCATCGTTTGGAAGGAGCATGTCCGCAAGGCGAGAGATGGCAGCGCGGGTTTTGTTACGCGTAATGTTTACAAACACCGACGAGCGGCCCTGCATGCGATCAAGTTCGCCGGCGGTGTACTCGCCGTGGTACTGGCGAAGATCGGCAAGCCAGCGGGTCTCGATTAGCTGCCGAGCAGCGACTTGCTCTTGAGCTAGGCGATTGAGCTTCGAGCCAAGGACCTGCAAGTCCTCTTGGCGCTGAATCTCCTCCGCTTCCGCGGTCTGCTCGTAGTCTTCCATTGCGCTCCCCTAGTAGCCGGCGGTCGGATCGCCGGCCATCACGGATTGAGTGTCGTTTGGTGTTGGACGTGTCTCGGCGTGATGCAGGCCCATGACCAGATATCGCGTTGCGTCCATTAAGTGATCGTTTTCTTTCACCACCTGCCCTTTCTCGTTTCGCCGGTAAAGACGAAACTCAGAGGTCCAGTGGTGGAGGGTGTTAAACACTTTCAGCCGCCCTGTGGAAAGGCGATCCAGCATTTCCATTAGCCCTGACTCAACGGCCTTGTTGGCCTTGCGCAGCACCAGCCCTTCTTCGTCGTAAAGATTCCAGAGGCTTTTGCCATCGGCCTGACTGCGGCCTCGGGCTGCGGTGTCGATAATGCCGGGAATCCACTTGCCGCGAAGGCGAATGGCCTTGGCGTGAATGGGAGCTTCGGCCTGCCCGCGGTAGTGCTCGGAATAGAGATACAAAACATCGGTATCGCGATCATGGGCGCCCCAGACGGCCGCGGTCCGCGACCAGCCCACGTCCATGCCGTAGATCCGGGGGTACCAGGCCGGGATCTGAAACGGTGGAATCAGGATGTCTTCTTCCGGCACGGGGTAGATTGCGCCGCTGCCAAGCGAGGGCGTTCCCTTCATGCGGGCTTCGCGCTGATGCGGCGAAATGGACTTAGAAAGGTCGTCCTTGTCTTTTTCGCTCAGGTGGGGAACGTGGTCCCAGCCAGCTTGTACAACGTAGCGACTCATAAAACGCCTATGTGGACGCGAACCCGATGATTTCGTCCGGTTGGTGTTGAGTTATCCGGGAATCCCAGCGTATCGCGACTCAAGCGCCTTGATGGCTTGGGCGCGTCGACGCGTGACGGGATCACGCTCGTAGGGATTGATAATCTCGGTGGGCCGATAGCGCTCAGTCATTGCGACTCGCGAATGTAGGAAATGACCGCCGCAACCCCCTCGACGTATTCCGCCGGGGTTTCCGGGTAGTCAACCACGCCCTCTAAGGTCTCCGGCAAATTCACGCCCAAATCCACGCAAAGGCTCGCGATCTCGGCATTCAAATCAATCAGTGCGTTGATAATCGCCTCGTCGGCATAGGTGTCGTCAAAATCTAGCGGTGTAATCATTTTTCTTCCTTCGGTTGATCTCGCATCGTCTCCAGAAAGTCAGTGACAAGCGGCGTCAAGCCCTGAAGCGGGGTAAAGGTCATCCAGACAAGCCCTTGGGTTGTCATCGTTCGCACAAGGGCTTCTTCGTAGACATCCCGGGGGACTTCTTCGTCGAGCCAGGCGGCATGCAATTCAACACCCTGGAAAATTCGCCGGCCCTGGTCATAAGAGCGCAATGCCAGACGAGACACCCCGCCGGTTGTGTGATGCACGGGAATCTCTTCGTAGGCATTGGCAATGCCGCGGCTTACCGTAGGTTTTAGCAGTGAATCTCGGGGGATCAACCCACTGCCAAATTCCACCGTATCCCATAGCCCGCCAAGCAGCTTGTGCTGTATAATATCTCGCGTTGTCTGGGTGGTATCACCGGCCGCCAATGCGCGGATCGGATGATCAAAACGCTTGCCTTCCCACCAGTGCGGATATTCGCCGGTCAAGTGGTAAGTCAGTTCAACGCCGCCAGCCACCGATTTGCCGACACGGTTGGCCGCCATAAACAGTCTTTCGCGGTGATCCTTCCCGGCTTTGAAAAACTCCAAATGCTTTGGGTATAGCTCGCGGCGATATTCACCGTCATCAGGGAAGATCGAATCAATCAGCCGGCCCTGCTTCCGGCGACTACGCTCCTCCAATAACGTAAGCAGCTGGCGCTTACGCTGGGGAGAGAGTTGGTTTAAGTCTTCACCCAAAGCGAAATCCCGTCTAGATCCATCTTTTTGCCCGGATACGCCGAGCGGTCAATACGAGCGGCCAGGGACAAAGGAATCGTTCCCCCAGACACCCCACGCGTCTTCAACTCTCTAACCAACTGCCGACGCAGGGGATTGGCGTCTCTCGGGATAAACTCCTGCATGTCGCCTCCCACGTCGCGCTAAGGATTGGATAGTCCGCGGATGTTTTTAACCAAGCCCGCCCCAAACCCGAAAAGGGGGTGTTTCGTTTTGAGCCGTGATTTTGGGTAGGGGGGG